CAATATCGTCATCAGTGATTGGAACAATAGCACCGTCTTCAATACGAAATTGTTGGGTAGAGGCACCGGTATCAATATAGAATTCGATATGGTTATTTCCGGTATCGATTAAGATTTTATTATTTTGATCTGCATCGGCAATACGATCAATTGGCGGGCCTTCAGAACTAGTGCCGTCATGCTTATGACCGGTTGACTCATCAAACGCATTTACAATCTGGTTATACTCTGCGTTAATTGGAGCGGCAGAAACAATTTCTCCGCTTAAAATTTGGGCCGAAGATTGTCTAGTGTATCCTGCCATTATCTGTATCCTGCCTCTTCGTAGGTTATAGAAAATCCGCTGATGCTATACGGTGCTTGCGTTCCTGTAGATGTTATGATTAAAGAAATAGCTCGACCAGAACCTTGTAAATTTGTTTCTAGTACAGGACTAGAAGATCCTCCGAAGGTGAACGTGGAGTCGTATGTCCCTCCGGTTGTGGTGTATCGTAAAAGAGCACCTGCGGTTGTTAAATTATATGTACTCGGATTTGGTATAGTGGGATCATCCCAGTCGAAAGCAACACCTAAATTAATTATGGACTGCCCTTCTGGTCGGGTAAATAGGGCTAAATGTTGGAAAACTTTTCGTTTTTCGGTACTGTCAAGGTATAGAAAGGGAGTAGCATATACGGAAATTACTTCACTCCCGTTAAAATCGTTACCCGATTCTTGTTTAAAGATATTACCGCTTCGATCTCCATGAACAATAACTTCTTGATTGTTTATAAGGCCGCTTGCCGCAACGGTTGCTTGTATTCCTAGTAGTTGTCCAAACTCCCATCCGGTGCGTTGATTTGCAAATCTTATCCCACCTATGATACCTTCGCTATCAGCACTTGAAACTGCGGAAGGGAAGAAATATCTAAACTGAGTCTTAGCTCTAATAACTACTGAACACATATCATCTAAGTCTTGATTAGTAGGAAGAGCTTGAAGAATCTGTTGAATCGGTTTTGATACAGTCTCTAATTCAATATCACCGATACGCGCTGTACCCTGAATAGGTCTGATACCATCAGACGCCAAGAATAAAATATCACCACCGATTTCTATAATACTATCAGGAGCGATACAACCGATATTATTAGTAATTTCTTGTAAAACAAAATCAGCAGAACTATTACCTACTAATCTTTTAATTTTATCAGATCCAAATATATATAAACTATCTCGGAATTTTACAATCCCTGTAATAGTAAAACCTACATTAATAATACCAGCACCACCGCTAGCTTGATAATTTAAATCTGTATTTGGAGAGCTAAATACTAAGAAGTTTTGGTTAGAAGACATGCCCGCAAAAAATATGTGGTTTCTAAAGTCTGTATTATATTTAGCCCCTACTAAGTCTTTTAAACCTGAAAATGTATAAAAGAAATTAATAGCTGTACCGCCGACATTGTTTTGAGTTGGTTGGGTAGATGCAGAACTTAATTCAAACTCGTAGTTATCGGCATCCACAATTACGGTAACAGTGTAGTCTTTATTATTGGCGTCTTCATCTCCTAAATTTACATCGATGTTACTAAATCGTACAGTGTCACCTACGGCAAGACCGTGACCCACATGAGTAACATTTACTGTAGCATCGCCATTATTAGTATCAAAAATATTTGACAGTTGATCTTCGGTATCAGTATCTGCCGTCCCTTGTCGATCATATATTTCGATATATGTAGATCCGTTATGTCGAAAGGGACGATTCACACCATCTGTAACAATATGAACTTCTGAACCTGTAAAACTATGTTCTGTAGTTCGTAGTTTATTTACGTTAATTACGGATCGAGTACCGGAAGTAATATCGCTACCCCAACCAACTCCCGAAACAAATCGATAAACAGAATAATAATAACTGTACGAATAAGTTACTGATGCGCCGCCGCCAGAAGTAGTTGCATTTGAAGTTCCGCCAGCGGTAAATGTGTAAGTATTAACCGTTGGAGTTGAAGTAACAACAAACTCGCTGTTTAAAAGAAGACCGCCAACAGTGGATGCTCCCGCGAAAGTAACGAAAGAGCCGATAGCTAACCCATGAGAAACATGTGTTACTGTAACTGTAGCACTTCCATCAGTAACTGCAAAAGGGTCTGTTCCTAAAGAACCTGTAGCATCGCCAGAATTACGTCGAGCACCGTATACAGTATCATTATGAATCCAGATACCTAAAACTTTTCCAAGCCCTGGTAAGGTTGGATAAGTAGCATCGTAAGGTTCAAATCCGTTAATACGTCTGTAGCCACCAAATTGAGATACTTCAAAGTTTAACATCCGAATAGCCGCACCCGGATTACTGGAAGCTAGAACTAGAGCATCTTCATTTGTGTATAGACCGCCACGAGATAATACCGTAACGTCTTTCCAATTATCCATTAAATACTCCCTGTCGGAGCATTAATTAAATTGGCAACTCTGGTATCCCGCACTTCTAAAAGGCGGTTTGTGTTAATCAGGAGAGATCTCATATGATCAATACCTAGATCAAATTTTTGTTTAGCAATTGCGGCTTGCTGAGAATTGTCCCTGAACATATAACAGTGATATACAGATCCATCAATCACTACATGTTTAAAAGCATCAGGAACTACCATGGTATCTGTGCTTAAAGCTAGATCTGTGTGATAAGAATAATAGTCATAAGAAACGGAATACGCTGCATCTGGAATAGGAGTAAACCCGGCATCTCCACCAGGAGTTTTATAAACATAGATAGGCTGATCATAGTCACCTGATCCCGCCTCACTATCTCTTTCGAAATAAGAACTAAGATAGTTATTGTAATCCATTTGACGAAGTTTACGAGCAGAAAAATTATTACCTGCATCGTAGTTAATTCTAAACGTGTTCCAATCAGCTAACTTAACATTAGCAGCTAGTGTATACGTATCTGTACCAGAAGCTAGTGTTAAACTACCCGTTGTGTAGTTAAAGGGAAAAAAGTACTCACGTTGTGAGATCTCATGCAACGCTGCATTAACTGCATCTTTTACTTGAGCACGAAAACCAATAACCGCCGCAAAATCGGCTGAGGCAATCTCAACTTCATTTAGACGGCGTAACGTATCGTTTACTAATGTAAGAAAAGTCGTTGCCATGAAAAATCCTAAGAGTAGAGGAGCGGGACCGAAGCCCCGCCCCAATACATCACTTAAGCTAGGTCGCGTGAAACCTCATCAGCAACCATTGAACCGGAGTCATCGATGTCCATTAGGACAGCCCAGACCCGCACTTCACCGCCTGTTGGGGCAGTGGTAGCAGTTGCAATAGTAACATCAAGATTATCAGCGGTACCGCCGACTACTACCGGACGGAAGTCACCATCGGCTGCACCGTAGTCACCTACAGAAGCAGCGTCGTAGTCAAAGCCGTCAACGAAAATATCGCCACCAGCAGTGGAGAGATCTAGTGTCACATCCGAAGAACCGCCGACATTAGCAACGGAAACTTCTAGACCAGCAGCTAGGATCACATGATTTGCTGGAACGGTAAGAGCCGGAATAACGTCAGCCGCAGCAAGAACGCCGCCTTTGTCAGTCGCAGCGGTAGCAAAGTTCACAAAACCTTGCACATAGTACGGCTGACGGCCACGGGCACTATTGCCACGAGCAACGGTAAGAGTATTATCACCTAAAGCCATAATTTATCTCCCCCATTAACCGGCAATGTTGTAGTGTGCGCGGACTAGAGCTTCTGGACGAAGGATCTTCCGGCCATAGAGATGCATACCACGAACAACGTCAGCGAAGCTATCGTTATCACGATATGTCTCTACTTTTTCAATTTGCGAAGCAGTAGCGACTGAGGAGTCGTGACCAGCAAGAACCACACCATAGTTGGCGGCGGAACCGTTGATATCAACTGTAGCAGGGCCAGTGCCAATTGAAGGTAGGTTGTTTGAAAGGTAAACGCGGAAACCACGAACCATGCCAGAAATGATGCGGCCATTCCGAAGAATGTCACCAGCATTCTGACCACCAGCAAAGTCATTGTTTAGAAGTTTGCTGTTTTCGTCGTTTAGCTGTTCAGCGAAAACGGGGTCAACCACAACCCAACGACCATCACGGTCAACGTTTTGCTGGTCAAGAAGACGAGCCATCCGGTTTAGAACCTGTAGAGGGGTTGCCTCACCAGTAGTGCCGTCTGGGTGTGTAGCGATAGAATCGGTAGCAACACCACCAGAAACGAAGCTGTTACGAGCAACTAGCATGGAAGCTAGTAGACCATTGTCAGCAACGGTGATCGGATCGGTACCGGACTTGTCGCCAGAAACACGAGTAGTATCGGCAATGCTGTGAAGAGCAGATTGTTTGAAGCCAGACATGTAACCAAGAATTTCTTGGTCGAACTGGTCACGAAGGCGGTAGCCAGCGCGATCAGAAGCAAGAGATTCGAAGTTCACATGCGAATGTGCTTCTTCAATGTCGTCAATCTTAAAGGCGAAGTAGTTTGCCTTATCGACAACGAGAGTGAAGTCCTCGTCATCGAGATCCTGTGGCATTACAACGGTGCCACGGGAATATTCTTTAACGGTGATCTCTGGCTCCTTGATGATGCGAACGCTATCACCAAAGTTATTGATCTCACCGAAGTAATCACTGTTTGTGATGTCTTCAACGATACTGGTCTTACGGAACGCAGTCTGTACCTTCTTGCTGTAAATTACTGGCGAGAAGTTACCGTTAGGTAGGTTACCGTAGCCAGGAGCCGATGAAAAAGCCATTGGTTATCTCCTTTCAGGCTGTTTGCTAAAAAGAACTAACATTAGGCATTCAAGGCTGACTCATTAGGGTAGGGGTTCCGGCCTAAATATTGTACAGGTAGTTGAATTTTCCGTAAGTGTTAGCGGAAGATCAGACAGTGGTCTAAACATTTAGAGGTGTCTGGGAAGAAGCGGGCCAAATTAATGGCCCACTTTTATTGTATAGATAATATTATAACATACTAAATTTTATTTGTCAAGTAAAAAATTACCTAGCACCACCAGAAATATCATATTCGAAGTTGCCTGTACGAATAGATTCCATGATTTCATTTTCAAACCGCTCGTAATCTTTACCCGAAAGCTTTTTAACTGCTGACTCGGACCACTTTGCTTTAGTCTCTAGTGCGGGTTCTTGCGAACGTCGTGGCCGTCCAACACTCTTAGCTGCATCCTTTGTAGTAGGCTTTGGCTTTGTCTCTAGTTTATAGAGATCAATTGCCTTTGACGCTGCTAAGAAGTCAGTTTCATTTTCGTATAGAGCATCCTGAATCCACTTAGGTTGTACATCTACCCATGCGTGGAAGTCTGCATCTGCACGTAATTCACTGTAGTCAGGGTGAAACCTAGCTAACTCTGACTCTGCTTCTTTAACTTTCACTTCGTGCTGCATCTTATCAACAGCAGCTAATTTTTCTTCTACGTCTTTTCGTGCTTCAATTGCTTTCTTAGTAGCGATTGTCTCTACAATCTTGGCTACATCTGGATATTTTTCAGCCCATTGTTCTAGTTCTTCGTCGCTCTTAGGCAGTTTTACCTGTTGCTTAGTAACGCTTTCTAGCTGACTTTTTAACTTGTTAATTTCTTCTGCATACTGAGATTCTTTGCTTTGCATATGTCGCCTAAGATCACCATAGCGTTTCTTAAACGTCCCCTCTTCAGGATTTAATTCTTCTGGTTCTTGTTCAGCTTCTTCAGTATTTCCTGCGCGTTCTGCTTCTAGGCGTTCAATTTCCTTTTCTTCTTCTTCAATCGATGAATTATTTTTGTACTTCATCATTGAAACTTTAGGTGTGTTTTCTACTGCTTGAGCTTGCATTTTACTCTCTCTCTATAGGGGGCCACCAGTAGCTCTTCACCACGAAGAGGGTAGTGGGTAGCCCGCAAAAAAGGTTTAAACTAGGCCAACCCCCGGTATAAAGGAACCTTTGGGTGAGGCAGACATAATACCATTGTTACTTTTTGGCGAAGAAACATCGGGGCGACGCACCTGTAAAAAGTCATTAACAATATCTACATCGGCAGGTTCGGTTAAATCAGAACCGTATTGCCGCTTAAACCTTTCGGGGTCGTTCAGTATCGTTAAATTATTAGGATAAAAAGTATTTTCTGGACCGCTGCTTTCTGATAATGACACTTGAGGAGCATATAAACTACTAATAACGTCTAGGTTTGTAGCACCTTCCGGGATATCAGATGATGATATTCCTTTCCGTTTAATTCTACGAGTTGAGGCTAGTGTGTCGAGTTTTGCTTTAAGACTCTCGTTTGTCGATGGAGAACTAGACGGAACAATTACATTATGACCCTCAGAGTACCTCTTTAGTAGTTCTCCTGGATCAATGCCGCCGGTGGCATGTTGTGAAAGAATCTCGTAAAGTTCTTTGTCTTTTTTAGCTATTTCTTTATTACTCTCCGCACTTCCATCTAAATTAATGCCGAAAGGAGTAACTTCTCGCGCAAGAGTGTTTCTTTGGTTCCGACTTTTTCCGGTAAGAATAGGATTCTTATTGTATCCCTGTAGTTTCTTTTCTTCCCACTTTCTAAATTCGTCAGGGGAGTCTCCCTTCGGGCGACCGGGAACGTCAATAAACATCTTACCAAAAGGTTCAGATTGAGTTAACACAAAATCTTTAAAGCTAAACAAATCTGATTCATCTTCGCCAAACGTGTTTTTTTGACCCGTCCCTAATAATCCTACCCCTGATACGTAAGCCATGCCGCCTTCAGCAGCCCTCATAATACCTCTTTTAGGAGCGGTATCAATAATACCAACTCCGGGTATATATCGCCGGACAGAAGTTGTAATCTTAGGAGTTTCTGGAGTTAGATCTGCCATAGATATGTTTGGATCATCTCCACCACCACCTCTAGAACCGTCGTCACCTCCGACGTCTTTACCTTTTCCAAATCCGCTAAAACCAACGTCAGTTTGTTCATTAACGGGGGTATCAAAAGATATCCCTGCCGCATGGGCTTTCCCCTGTAAAGCCCTACTAAGTTTATCCATTTTTTCAAGTACCGATACTCTTGTAAATGCCTTTACAAAATCTTCCGCAACCTTGTCAAACGTGGTTTGACTAAAACTAGGATCTGCGGGCATAGCTGCTGGATCTTGAACATCTTTAGTTTCATCTTCCGAAACTTCCTGTTCATCGTTTGCATTAGGGTCTTCGCTTGCGGTTGATGTGCCCGACATATCCATAGATGGATCGTCGTTTTCCGCAGGATCATCGCCCCCACCTGTTCCTGTCCCCCCACCCCCATTAAAGTGCATAGGATGCATCAAACCTTTTGAAGACTCAATAACAAGGAGTGTTTCTGGTTCTTGAATAAAATCCATCTCATCATCGTCTTCTTCTTCTTCACCGTTATGATCCACGTTTTGAATCATCCCGAGATCTTCCATCTGCTGTAATTCAAATAGGGCGTTTTGATGTAAGTCTTTAATCTTAGCTAATCCGTAATACCTAACTACGTTAGCCGGAAGAACATACTCGCCGGTTGAAAGATACGCAGGAATATCATCCGCTACTTCTTCAGGAGTTGCACCAGGAGGCGGATCTGGTAGATCATCCTCTGTCACTTCTAGTTCCTTTTCTACGGGACCACCTTCAGCAAAGTTAGCCGGATCAGCTTCTCCCGTTGGTCCTTCATATGTATCTGCTTCTTCACTAGTACCAAAGAAGCTACGAAGCATATCACCGATAGTTTGATCACCGGTACTTTCTGGAGCAAACGCACCTGTACCTTCTTCAAATTCCTGCTGACGACGGGCGCTTTCTGGATCTACGTAAGCCTCTCTGGCTAACTCTTCTTCCGTATATGCCGGACGCACCTCTTGTTGAGTTGGACTTTCTAGTAACTCACGGCTATTTAAAGACTCGCCTTCCGTAAGCTTTTCT